TCATTCTTAACCGTTGAAAAGGAAAAAGCATCAACACTCTCAATTCTTTCATCCTGTGTCAATGCTTCTGTAATTCGCCTTTTGAGTTCAGCATAAACATATTCCTTTGGTTCACCTATCAAACCAAGTAACTCAATACCATAGTTCCAAGAATAAATTTCATAATTGAACCTTTCAGTATTTAATATCAAATAAACAGCTTGCTTTATTGCATCAAGATGATCTGCATATCCCACAATTGTACCCTTTTCTATGTCCAGCTTGTAGGTCTTTGTTGGCTGCTCAATAATTTGAATGTTTTGCCATAATCTATTGCTTGTATTTGGTATCATGTGCTCACCAGCCTATTCATAATTACATATTTTTGTCCGCCCTGCAGCTGCAAAAGAAGGACCTGTTCATCCTTTTTCAAGGAATTTTGCACTGTGTAATTTTGTAGTATTCCTCCATCAGAAAGCTTTAGGTCAACATTATAATCTCTTACATTATCCGTCAATAGCAAATGGTCTGAATCCAGTGTAAGCTTTTGTTCAATGTTAATCTTCAGCGGATCTTCGCTTACAACTGTTCCATACACAATAGCCGTTGGACTGGATGCCTTCACTGCCTCCAAGGCTGCCTTTTTTATAACCTCAATCATGTTAGACAACATACTCACCGCCTCTCAGCGTCAAATCCATGAAATGCTCATTGTTCTTAAAAACATGCTTTACCTTTTCCACAAGCATGTAGCTTAGAAGATCGGCACCGTCTAGCTCCTTCAGATATACAATTACGCCTGAACCGCCTCTTACTCTCAAATCTCCAATAACCTTTGATATGTTTAAGTTCTTGGTCTTTTTGTTATACAACTTCAGCAGTGCATCTGCTTTAGCCCTTCCATTGGTCTTTTCATCAATTGCATCAAAGTACTGCAGCAATCCCCAGTTGTTTATATTACTAGAATCCTTTGCAATATATATATCATTCTTACCTGTTTCTTTGTTTGCATAACGTAGCTTGATTTTATTATAGGTTGAGCCTTCAATAGAGGATTGATAGCTAAAGTTTTCAGCAGTGCTTCCACTAACAACCAAATCCAGTCTCATGGATTCAATGCTCTTTAGGGCAAGCTTCCCAAAATCGTCATACAGCACATACATTTTCTTTTTATTCTGCAGGGTAAGGTCAAGAGCACTTTGAATCATATCAAACAAGGTTTTGTTTTCCTCGATTCTATTGGCGATGATATATTCGCTATCTTCAATCTCTCCGGCCTGTAAACCGAAATGGCTGGTAAGCATTCTAATCAAATCGCTGGCAGTATTGCTTTTTATTACAAAGGTATCTTTGTTTTTTAGATACCTTAACTGGTCGTAAGCAACAACCGATATAACTCTGTTCTTATCATAGCTTTTCGAAAAAACAAAGCCATAGAACACATTTGTTTCATTGATCCGCAATCTGACTGCATTGCCCTCTTGGATATTGATATCCTTGTCACATACTACGTTGAAAGTAAGTTTCCCCGGTGAACCTTTTCTTTCTGTTTCCCATGTGATCCCTTCTTCAACTACCGGGAGGTAAAGATTGTCTCCATTTTGAATGATGATTTCAAAATTATCCAAGCTTGATCACCTGCCCCGGATAAATGTGGTTCGGATTTTTGATGCCATTTGCTTTTGCAACTGCTGTATATTTTGAGCCATCCCCTAGCTGCTTCTTACATATTCCCCAGAGGGTGTCCCCTTGTTTTACTACATAGGCTTTGGCAGGCACCGAAGCCGGTCTCGGACTTTCCAGCTTAGCTGCCACAATCTGACCTGCTGTTGATTCAGCGTTATTTACTGCAAGCTTGCTTGTGCCGTAATCTCTATATTGCTTTAGCCTTATACTTACATTTAGGTCAAATCCATAATCCACATTCTCGTCAATCGTATATTCCTCTAGGGATACCTTCATATCCGTATGAAACAGAAGTTTTCCATCTGGAGACAATCTGGTTACCTGGAACTGAAATGGAATTTTGCTAAGTTTTAGCCGCTCAAACTCATCCAAGAAATATTTGGCTTCCTTGTACCCATCCTTATAAACTGCAAATGGGTATTTCTGCTGTGGAATGATGGCATCAAAGGATAGCTCTGAAAGACCTGGGGACTTCAAAATATTAACTTCCCCTTTATCGATCAATGTAACCGTTTGATTTGCATTAGATATTTTCAGCTGCAGCTTTGAAGGCCCAATCGGCAGCTGTAATTTATCCATAAAAAAGCTATACATTAGATATGCACTCCTTCCGCAGCAATCTGCATTTCTTGATTCAGCCTTTCACCCAAGTATGCTACAACACCATCTAGATCCATGTCATTGTTTACAGCCATATGATTTGTCATATCCACCTTGATTTCAGCAGTTGCAAACCTGTTTACTACCTCTTGCTCTGCGATATCGCGCATGTACACTAGATTTTCCTCGTTGATGTCTACTGTATTTCGCATTGCAGCAGTGTTTCCCGCAGTGTTATCAACGCCTGTCTTGATACCTTCAAGACCACCAAGATAATTTGTCATATCAAACTTGGATTCAATTCCCTGCCCCCACTTGTAACCAGCATCCCATGCATTTGTATAATTTATTCTGCTGTCGATTGTCGGCGTTTTTCTATCTATGGTGATTGCGTTATCATTCTTACCCCACTTTAGAACATTGTCCTGTAATGAATTCAGTCCATCAGTCCAATTTGTTCCAAAAATTGCATCGATGATTTTGGTGACAATCTTTCCAAGTGACAAGAACCATGAAATGATATTTCCAATCAGATTCATTACCGCATCACCAAAGCTATTGAAGCCACCATTAAATATATTAATAATCCATTCAATTATTCCAATCCAAGGCTCAACAAAGCGTGTCCACAAGAACTGAATGATGGCATTGATAACACCAACAATAGTATTCCAAACGAAAGCACCCAAAACAGCAAACGCTCCAGCAATCAGCCCCGCTGCACTGACGGAAGTCCCTGCAAATGTATTTATTGCACCTACTACTGTATAGAATATTGCTATAAGAATTATTATAATTGAAATAATTCGCATGATTGGGTTATTAAGAATCACAGTATTTAATCCCTTCTGTGCTATAGTAGCATCTTTAGTAGCCACAGTTTGCGCTTTCGTAGCACCTGTAAATATAGCTTTAGCAAAAGCGGCAGCAAGTTGTATACCTTTTGAAATATCAGTCCAAGCATTGTTAATAAACAATGCTGCATTATAAGCCAAAATGGCACCTGCGATTCCAAAAATTATCGGTGCAATCCAACCCCAATTATCTACAATAACAGAAGCTAATATAAGTGCAATTCCTGCAACCCGCTCTATAACATTTGCCATCATATTTAGGGCATTGTTTATCGCATTCGTTACTTTAACTCCACTATCCGAGCTCAACCATTCAGTTCCCATGGCTTTTAGCCTTTCTCGCACAGCGGCATACTGGTCTGTAGATTTAATCCATTCAACAAGTTCATCTTTGCCTTTTTTAAAAATATCACTTTTACCTATTTTGCTGAAAATGCTGGAAGTCTTGCCCCCTTTACTTGTTTCATCGCTTAATTTCTTTTGCTTCTCATGCACTTCCTTTATGCTCGCTCCAATCTCATCAAATGCTCCGGCAGCCTTATTTATCTGACTTGTCACAGCCTTTAAGCTCGCTACATCGATTGCATTGACTGTAGCAGTATTAAGCTCTTGATATTTATTAATAAGAGTATCTAAGGACTTCTCAATATTTGTAAAGTGCGCGCAGATACTGCTGTTTAATTTTGCTACCAGTTTGCTGTTATTTTGAACAGCATTAACAAGTGTTGCCATTTAATCACCAACCTTTTCTAGGCAGATTAAAAGGTAAGCGCATACAGCGCTTACCTTTTGCCTTTTTTCTTCATTTTATCGGCTTGTTTCTTTTCATTCTCGGTTTTAATTTGAATTGAAGCAATCACAAATGCCTTTTCATGCCGGTCAAGGCTTAAATATTGAGAAGGCAGCATATGCAGTTTATGAAGGCAATAATATGCGATATTCGCATCAGAATCACCTTCATTTATGAGTTTTTTGCTTCATCCACCAGCTCTTCCATAGAGACTTCAAAACCGTTTACTTCCTGCACCTTTGCAAGATAATCAGCATATTCACCGGGTTTCAGCATTGTTTTCAATAATGCATCCGCTCCCATTATGCCATAGCTGTTTTGCAATTCTACGTCATTTAAATTAGGGAAAACTGTGCATGCTGCTGCAAGCTTTCCCAGGTATTGATTATAGTCTGTTTCTTGTGTGAATTGACCACGCTTTCCTGTAACAGGTACCTTCTTTGTGCATGCTTTTCGTATCATTTCATCCTCTGCACTTGTCAAACCTTTGACTTCCCATTCTACAGGTTTCTTGTCTTGATCTAAAAATCTTTTGGATGCAACATATTTTATTTTATCGTCCTTGATTACATTTTGGGCTAAAAAAGCACTTAAATTACTCATTATTCAAATTCCACCTTTCTTATTCTAACATTCCAGATAGCATATTGAAGGACTCAGGGATTTCAAAGTCCTCAAATGTGAATTCCATATCCTCTTCAAGATATTCTGCATCTGCATCAAACTTGGTTAGTATTCCGCCATCCATATTGCAGCCTTTTAGAATGATTGTTTGTCTGCCTACACCAGAGTTTGGATCTTCATTTGTAACTTGAATATCGAAATAGCTATCCTGTCCAGTCTCTTTAAAACGATACAACATTTCTCTAAAGATTGAAGTATTGTAATGGAAGGTTGCCGAACCTGTTCCCTTCCAGCCAGTTGACTTATTCCCTTTACCTGTTCTCCCTAGAATCGGTACCTCTGCCTTCGTCTTTTCGATGGAGGCTTCCAGATTAATGGCCTGCATAAAATTATATCTACTACCTTCAATTGTTACAAAGCATTCTGCAAGTGAAGCACTTACAGAGTCTCTCGCATTCATTGTTTGCATACTTCATATCCCCTTTCTTATTGCACAATTACTGTCATATACAGCTTTGTCATTGCATTGAGTGGAGTAACCGGATTGCTGACTACTACTGACTTCTTATCGGCACCCTGTTCCACTACTACATCAGAAGCCTTGAAATCTTCAATAGCTTGAGTTCTAACCATTTCCTTATTGTACGTTACCAGCTCATTCCAAAATGCAGTTCTTCCAGAAGCATTGTTCTGAACCTTGCCAAGATACTTGCTGTTGAACAATAGTGCGATATCATTTGCGAATTGATCTAAAACTCTAATTACCTGGTTAGAGGAAAAATCCTCATTCTTTTCTGGTGTAACTGTAACAAATGAGTTTACATCATCAAGAACTCGCGCCTCGCTTCCAACCTTATGGAACATAAATTTACCTGTCTTGATACCTTGCTCAAGCTGACTTTGCTTGTAATTTACATCAATTGTGTACTCACCGTCATATTTCTTATTGGCATTGCTTCTATTAATCGCACAAGATGCGTTTGCACCTGTTACCCAGTAAATCAAGGATGCTCCATTGACACCTGCATCTAACACCGTATTCTCAACTGAAATAATGCCCTCATAATCAGCCGCAGTTCTATAAACAACTGTTTGGAACTTGATTCCGCTTGTATCACGCATTCTCTTTGTAAATTGTACAAACAAATCGATAACACTGGCTGTAGTACTTGGGCAGCCAATTGCATTGAAGCTGTATGCTTCAATCTTATCTAGGAATAATTGATAATCCGCACCTTCAACACTGGCCTTATTTGTTCCGCCAATTAAGTTCATTCCTGCTGACACAGACAAATCACCTATACCGCTAAATGTAACAAAATCATTTGCTATAAGCTCTTCTACCGTTCTAGCAAGCTGTGTTTCAACCTTAGTCGCACCAACGATAGTTGAAACTTCAAATAAAGTAGGATCATCAACATTAGTTGTAATAACTATCCTTATGTCATTGCCTCGAATTCCTGAATTCTTCGCTGTAACTGTTAAATTATCTGAAACAGTTGCAGCCTTAACTCCACTATTTAGCCTGTAGCAATACAATGTTTTTACATTCCTAAACAACTCTCTAATATCCTTCAGCTTTGGATCTGCATAATCATATCCGAATAGCTTCAAGGAGTTGCTTTGGAAGTCTGCCGCTTCCACCGTAAATACAGCATCGTCCTTACCCCAATCCAATTCAAGTGGAATTGCAGCAAAGCCCCTCTCACTCAACACAGCTGATGCTCTAGCTGCACTTGCAAAATTGATATAACTTCCCGGTAAAACTTTGTTTTGTGTAATATAATTTCCTCCGCCTAATGACATACTTAATCCACCTTACCTTTCATAAAATTGTTCATCAAGTCATCGACCTCTTCCAAACTGTATGACTTATCAGTTTGGAGCAATACATTCAATAAATCGATTCTATCCACGTATCGCTTGCTTTGAACTACCTGTTCCTTTGTGAATTTGTTTTTCTCGCTAAGTTCTTCCTTCATTGCTTTTCTAACTGCCAACTCACATCATTCCACCTTTCCTTTTGATTCATATTTGGTATATAACCGAAGTTATTTACCCTATTTTATTTAGCTCAATACATATTGCATCCTTATTAATTCGTTCATTTTACATCCATATTTACCTTTGCATTTTCCATTACTTCTTCCGCATCAGGCTTCTTTAAAATAAACATGTTAAATTCTACATGCATACGAAGTACTCCATCCACTATTTCATGGCTAATATT